TGTCGGAAGCGAGCCCGTGGCGCTCAACGTTCCCGCCGTGGCCCCGGCCATGGTCGAGTTGCGAATGCTGTTCGTCCGCGCAGGCTCAAACAGCCGCCCGCGCTGGCCGCTGATCCAGTGGTCCGTCCGCGACAACAGCGCCGACTGCGTGGCAATCGTGCCGTCCGACTGAACATAGGTCGCCGTCCCGTTGCGAGTGTTCGCGTAGACGGTCGTGAGGGGGACTGTAGTGCTCATTTGATCGTCCTGTTGTTCGTTGCGTAGTCGACGCAAAGGGGGAGGTAGCTGGAGCCGCCCACAATCACGGTATAGTCGCTAAGTTCGAGATCACGCTTGTAGGCGACACTCGTGCTGTTCGCTACATCGTCGACGAAGAGCGGGGTGTAGGCGATACCGCTCTCGATCACGGTATAGTCGCTGGGTTCGAGGTCGCGCTTGTAGGCCACGGCCCCGCTGTTCGTTGCGTCATCCACGAAACGGGGGAGGTAGCTGAAGCCACCCTCAATCACGGTATAGTCGCTGAGGATGTCACGCTTGTAGGCCACAGCGCCGCCGAGGGACGCGTCGTCGACGAAGAGAGGAAGGTAACGCACGCCGCCATCGATCACGGCGTAGCGGAGCAGGATGTCCGCACCGCCGAAGGGACGTCTGCGACGAAGGAGGGCGAGGTTAAACCCCATTGGACCCCCGCAGGACGACGATCACATCGATGCTGTCGCCCGTGCCACTACTAATCACCGGGCGCAGGTACGCCCCCGAGAGCGACAGCTCGAAGTAATCCGTGAGGCCACCCATCGAGATAAAAGTCCCCAGCACGTCTTTGGCGTTCGCCCAGTTGGTCCCGTCGTTGCTCACCTGCATCGTGATCGTCGCGCCGCCGAGCGTGCCGACCGACTGCACAGATGCCGCGAGCCCGTACTGCTGAGTGACGATGTACGGCTCGAGCGTGTCACCGGTCGCAGCCCCCGACCAGATGACCCGAGGGACACCGGGGATGTCGGTGTTGATGGCGGGAGTGACGGTGGCCATGGCGTTCTCCTGACTGCGCTCGGCGCAGTTTACCTACAAACCTGTCGTCAAGCAAGCTGTAGAAAAAACCCCGCCGGGGGAGGGCCGGCGGGGTACAGGTTGAGGTACGAGCAGATCAACACGGGAGGGTGCTGAGATCGTGACGCCCTACATCTACTATGTCCACCCGAGGGATGCAACAGGTTTTATCGTCCGCCGCTGGATCATGTGCGAGCCCGCGTCGCCGGCACTAGATATGTGCAGCATCAGGTACTGGAGGGCTTCGGCCACGTGGCTGTGCCGGTTCTTGTCGATCCCACCGTGCTTGTCGAACCGGTACCCACCCATCATGGCAGCCTTGAGCTGCGTGCAGCGCGGGTCGAGCAGGAACGCCGGGTCCCCGTCCACTTGCCGCATCAGGAAGTCATCCACGGCGTTGATCCGCGCGCTGACCTTGTTGGTCTTGGCCGGGATGACCCGGAGCCCTTCGGCCTTGATGATGTCCACGGCGGACCGTTCGTCGGTCTGCGCCCGCTGCACGCCGGCCGGGTCGACCACGATCAGCACCGGCGCCCCCGTGAACCGCTCATAGAGCAGCGGCTTGAGCATCGTGCGGACGAACCGTTGAATCCCCATGTCAAAGCTGACCAGCTCGTCGAGGATAAGGGCCCGCCCGCGTGGGTCTTGCTGCCCGATCACGGCCGCAGGGGTCAAGCCCAAGTCCATCCCAACCATGATCGGGCGGACCCCATTCTCCACATGACGGAGCTTGGCGGATGCCATATGGTAGTCCGGCCGGAAGTATTGGTATACGGGTTGTCCGTTGCTGCTCAGGCCGTACTCGCCGTCGATGAAGACGCGGATGTACTCCTCGCTCCGGCCCTGCGTGTCGTAGTACCCATCGGGCAGGTTCTCGATGTTCTCGGCGTAGACGCTCCGCCCCGACGGCTGCTTGAAGACATCCCACCCGTTGTCGTTGGGGCTCACCCCGTCCTTGGGGTCGAGGTGCTCCATCTGGTAGTACCACCACGTGTCCATGGTCGGCGGGTTCGTGTCCCCCCACATCCCGAACCATGTGGGGCCTCCGTCCTTCGAGGACGGGAAGCGGCCGATCCGTTTGGACATGGCGTCGACGATCTCGGGGTGGATGTCCCGGCACTCGTTGAACCACGCGAAGGTCAGCTCGAGCGAGTTGAGGTTGGCCACGTCGTCCGCGTCGTCCAGCGCCCGGAACATGATCTCGCACTCGACGTCGCCGACCTCGAAGTAGTAGGTCTTCGTCGTGCGCATGTACCGACCGCACACCCCCGGCGGGAACCAGTCGAGGAACGTCTTGATCGTCGTGTCCTGCAGCTGCCGCGCCGTCTCGCGGACGATGGCCGCCCGGGACCGCCGTTTGCCCGTCGTCTGGTCCGGCTCCTGCATCGCCGCCCGGCGCACGACCTCGAAGCTGCATGTCACCGACTTGCCCGAACCGACGGGGCCCATGAGCACGCGCATCTTGGCGTCAGACTTCATGAACTTCTCACCCGTCGGCGGGGGCGTGTAGTCGATGTCGAGGGGCATCAGTGTGCCTCCCGCTCACGCCCATCCAACGAGTGGTGGATGTAGACCAGCCCGTCAGCCTCTGGGTCGAGCGTAGGCTCACACCAGCAGTCCGCTGAGCACTCGTGCTCCTTGAGATCGTTGACCGGCATCACATGCCAACCTCTGGGTTCGTCAGTCATTGGTGCGCTCCTTCACCAGAATCACCACGATTTCCCTCGGGCGTCCTTTTGGGCGGCGGTGCGTTCGGCCACGTGGGGGGATGATCTTCGTCCGGTACGAATGGCCTTCGCTCTCAAGCGCTGCACGTATGCCTTCATGCTCGCGTACCGACTGCAGCCGTGTCGCCGGCGACCCTTCATAGGTGGCGTCAAACCTCGTCAGAATGCTCAATCAGGTCGCCCTCCACATCGGCCGTGAGGGTCATCGGTACCGTGTTGTTCCCGAAGTTGATGTTGATCTTCACCCCGCCAGCGGCACCACCGGTGCCCTCCTCCGTCTTCACCTCCAGCCCGGCCCACTTCACCGTGGACTTGATGAGATCAGCCTTTACCGCAGGGGATACGTCAGGACTGTGAATGAGGCCCCACGAGGTCGTGAGCAGTTCCTCTGCCTGTGCCCGGGCCTTGAGCTTGAAGGTCAGCCCCTTGTCCCGGACTTCCTCGCGGTAGCGCTCCACCTGCTTCAGGAACACCGGGTCCTTGTTGAAGACCAGCAGGGCGGAGCTGGTTATGCGGTGCCGCTGCTTGATCTCGTCGAGCGTCTCCCCGCTGCCTTCCAGCGCGAGGGCCACATCGAATGCGAGGCGGTCAGACCACTTGGTGTGGTGAAGCGGGAGCGTGTCCATGGCGGGAAGATAGCGCGTGGGCAGTGGGGCTGACAAGAGGTCGCGGCGTGGAGTAGACAAACTTTACACATTGGTTTTTCCGGGTCGTGGTTTGCGACCTTACCTACAATAGGGGGGCGGGTCGGATTCCGCTGTCCATGTGTCCCCCTCCCCCCTGCCCGGAACGTAACACGACGCGGCGAGAAAACCCTATAAAACAGGCCAAACTTGCGTTCCCGCGTCCACTATGCCATAAAGGATTCATCGGACGGCACACACGACGCCGCCCGGGACTGGACCGAAACCGGGTCCGGGTGTTTGACAAGCCTGCGGGTGGTTCCCGCTAACTGGAGGATAGCCAAATGGCTAAACTTAACTTTTCCGCTGCTGGCGCAAACGAAACCGCAGCTTCGGGTTCCGATCTGGATTGGAACAATGTCCAAATGGACGATCTTTCGCCCGCAATGCGAGCAAAACTCGAAGCGGTTTTGGATGCCCGCAAGGCGTTCGAGGACGCAATGATCGCGGCTTCGCAAAAAGCGAAGCTGATCTCGAAAGAGGAAACCCTCTTGTTCGGATACAAGTTCCTCAACCGCGGGCAGGTGTCCATCGCCTCCGCCCCGATCAAGCGCAAAGCGGAAAGGTCCAAGAGCAAGTTTGCTCTCTAAGACAACGGGCAGGGCGCGCAAGCGCCCTGCCTACAACCCCAAATGGAGATGACCATGAGCCTGTTTGATACGCTTATGACCCTCGCCAAGGTCTTGGACAAGACCGATTTGCACGACCTGCGCGAAGCGCAGAAGGCGTGCGACGCCCAGTGGGAGAAGGGCG